GCTACAGGCCTTACTGGTCCTACAGGTCTACAAGGAAATGCCGGTCCTACCGGGCCAACAGGTCCAACAGGACCTACTGGTGGTACGGGCGGCCAAGGTGCTACAGGTGTTACTGGTCCTACAGGGCCTTATGGACCAACGGGTCCGACAGGAAGTACAGGACCGACAGGACCTACTGGTCCTACAGGTAGTGCAGGTCCTACAGGTCCTACTGGTGCCACAGGATCATTTGTTGGTTATAGTTTATCTAGTGCTGGTGGCCGTAATGAAGATACAGGAAGAAATACTTATGGTCAACTAAGTCATTTTTCAACATACACATATACACACACAAACGGATTAAATTATCCATATCATTTACAAGTAACCAGTGGTGGACAAGGATTTGAACTAGCCGTAGACTGGATTAACACAGGATCATCACCATTTAGAATTAGAAGTTTAAGAGATTGTTGTCAAAATTGGTCATCATGGACTCAAGTTGCAACTTCAGGAGAATCTTTTACAAATTCCATTGATTTAAGAGCTCCAGTATTTTATGATTCCGATAATACTTCTTATTATGTTGATGCTGCCAGTACCTCAAACATGAACGTATTGCAATGTGCTGGTAATATTACGGCATATTACTCCGATGAACGATTAAAAACTAAATTGGGTCCAATAGAAAATCCTTTAGACAAATTAAAATCACTTACTGCTTTTTATTATGAAGCTAATGAAACGGCTCAGGCATTAGGATATAAACCAAAAAGAGAACTTGGTGTGTCTGCTCAAGAAGTTCAAGCAATACTACCAGAAATTGTATCTCCAGCACCAATTAATGGTAATTATTTGACTATCGATTACGAAAGATTGACGCCTTTACTTATTGAAGCCATTAAAGAATTAAACAACAAAGTTGAAACTTTAGAAAATATGTTAAAAAACAAATGAAACAAAAAATTATTGAGTTACTATTAAAGGATCCTATTGCTAAAGTATCTTCTATAATGGAAGATATTAAAAAAGAAACTTTGTGTTCTTTAGAAGAAAGAAACAAAAAATTATTAATATGCCAAAATTGCAACAAATTAAAAATGAATTTTTGTTCAGAGTGTCATTGTTATATGCCAGCAAAAGCTTTTATAAAACACAATAGTTGCCCATTAAATTTACACAACATATAAAAATAAATGTCCAATCAAAATAATTTCATCGTCAAGAATGGTTTAACAGTTGGTACAACCAATGTTATCAACTCATCTGGCGCATGGGTTGGACCAAATTCAGGATTAGTGGGTGCTACTGGTGTTACTGGACCTACTGGACCAACAGGTAGTGCAGGTGGTGTCGGTGCTACAGGAATAACTGGGCCAACAGGTGGTACTGGTGGTACAGGTGCGGTTGGTGCAACAGGTTTAACTGGGCCAACAGGCGGTACGGGTGGCATGGGTGCAACAGGTATTACTGGGCCTACTGGACCAACAGGTCCCACAGGTTTAACAGGAAATGCAGGCCCATCTGGACCGACAGGCCCAACTGGTGCCACAGGATTAACCGGACTTACTGGACCTACTGGGCCGACTGGACCTACAGGTAGTACAGGTGGAGCAGGACCTACAGGACCAACAGGACCTACAGGCCCAACATCATATACAGCCACATATCTTTCATCGCCTGATGGAGATAGAAATGCGGGAACAAAATATCCAAATACTAGCGGACATTTAGTTCGTTATGATTTTGTTGGCTCATCTTCAGTAGGAACCGGAGGCAATTATGCGGGTGTGATGACTTATGCACCTTGGGATGGAAACACTTCTTCAACCGGTGATGCTTCTTACCAATTAGCGTTTGGTTCTACTGCAACAAACGGATCAGGAACACCACAATTAGTATTACGCAAAGGTATTGATACAACTTGGAATTCTTGGTATTATATTCCAATGTATGGAGTTAATGCTTATACAAGTTCATTTTATGCCACAATATTATACGATTCAAACGATACTGGTTATTATTGTGATCCTAATGGAAGGTCTAATTTTTCTCAAGCAATTTTTACTGCGGGACTTCAATTTAGTGGCGCTTTCTGTTTAAGTGGTTCTGGAGCTACTTTAGATAATTCTACTGGTATGCGGCTTAGTGAAAACTATGGTGCTCTTTGGAATGGCTCTAATGGCGCAACATGGCATCATCAAATGATTAATGGCTCTTATTTATCAGGGTTTAATGCGGCTGGCGGAAATTATGGAAATGGTAACTATTACGGAACAGGAAATATTACAGCATATTATTCAGACGAAAGACTAAAAACAAAAATAAAAATTATTGATAGCGCATTAGAAAAAGTATTATCATTAGAAGGTTTTATTTACATAGAAAATGATCTTGCTAGAAGTGTTGGGTACACAAATGAAAAAGAACAAGCTGGTCTTTCTGCTCAAAAAGTACAAAAGGTTTTACCGCAAGCAGTTTCTTTAGCACCATTTGATATGCAAGGTGTTCCAGAAACAGGAGAGATTATTTCAAAATCTGGAGAAAACTATTTAACTGTTGATTATTCTCGCATTGTGCCACTTCTTATAGAAGCCATCAAAGAACAACAAACTATCATTGATTCACAAGAAGAAAGACTTAACAAATTAGAAGCACTTTTAAAGTGACCTATATATTAATTCATCAACGCCAAACATTTTAGGAGAAAACTATGGCAGACGCAAATACAACACCAGAAATGGTACCATCAACACCAGCACCAACACCTTATGTAAGTCCTTTTACATATGAATACAAAATTACCGGCCTTAAAGTTAAAGACGAGGTTGCAGGTAATACAACAAACCACAATGCAGTTGTTCAAACCTACTGGCAATTAACCGGTACAGACACAGCAAACAACTCTGGCACATTTACTGGTGCTACACCATTTACATCTACCACAATGCCAGCTGGTGACACATTTGTTGCATTTGATTCTTTGACAGAAGCAGATGTAATCAAGTGGGTGTCTGATGTAGTTACTGGTAATCCTGGTTACCAACAACACATCGATGAACAAATTCAGAAACAGATTGACCAACACATCAGTCCAATTACTGAACCTTCATTGCCTTGGGCACCAACATCAGCCAATACTGCTAATCCACCAGTTTAAATAAACATTTACTATTAATATAATATAGGAGTATTGAAATGATTGAACAGAATCAACAACCACAGCAACAAGAACCGGAATTAACCTTAAAGGTAAAAGCCAGTTGGGTGAATATTATTATTGCTGGTTTGGATGAGATTCCACACAAATACAGTCGTCCTGTAATTGACAATATCGGTAAGCAAATCCAAGCTCAGCAACAACAAGCACCACAGGGTCCACTAGAATCAAAGGTTGTTCAGTAAAAAAAGACTGTTTCTCCTATTAGATAAATAGGACGATAATAGGAGAAATTTAATGCCAGCAGTTACCAATAGAGAAGATTTTAAAGCTTACTGCCTACGCAGACTTGGTGCACCCGTAATAGACATCAATGTGGATGATGACCAAGTGGAAGACCGTATTGATGATGCCTTGCAATACTGGCAGGACTATCACTTTGATGGTCTACAAAAAGTATACTATATCAAAGCAGTTCAACAATCCGATATTGACCAAAAGTTCATTGATTTAAATGGATCAATGGATGCTGATGGCCATCCATTAGAGATTGTAGGTATCTCTCGTATATTTCCACTTTCAGATTCCCAGGCATCCATTAATATGTTTGACCTTAGATACCAACTCCGTCTGAATGAATTATATGACTTCACATCAGCGTCCTATGTCAATTACACACTTACTCAACAACACCTTCGTTCTTTAGAATTGATGTTTACTGGAGAGGTTCCTATACGATTCCAAAGACATATGCAAAGACTATACATTGATTGGGCCTGGGGCAACTCTGAATGTCCAATTGGTACTATTGTAGTTGCCGAAGCCTATGCGGTAATTAACCCCGATGTTTATGGTAAAGTATGGAATGACCGCTGGTTAAAAGAGTATGCAACCGCCCTAGTTAAAAGAAGTTGGGGTGCCAATCTTAAAAAGTTCAACAACCTGCAATTACCAGGTGGCGTCACATTAAATGGAGATAAAATTTATGATGAGGCCTTCCAGGAAATAAAAGCACTAGAGGATGAAATGGCTGAAAACTATTTTTCTCCATTAGAATGGTTTATGAACTAATATGGCAACATCAGTCTACTTTAATAATTATAACTCAAAACAAGAACAAAGACTTTTTGAGGATTTAATTGTCGAATCCATTAAGATAATGGGATTTGATGGATATTACTTACCAAACGACAATGATATTGCTCGTGATTTATTGTATGGTGAGGATCCGGTTAAGAAATTTCAATCAGCTTTTCCTGTTGAATTCTATCTTTCAGATTCAATGGAATATCTTGGTGAAAAAGAATTCTTTTCCAAGTTTGGTCTTGAAATTAAAAACCATGTTAAAGTTATTATATCGAGAAAAAGTTTCTCACAACGAGTTCCACAGAATACATTCCAAAGACCAAGAGAAGGCGACTTGGTTTACATTCCTTTCTTAAATGGTACTGGTGAACTTTATGAAATTACCTTTGCTGACCAAGATAAAGAATTCCATACATTAGGTCGTGTTAACCCCTATTTCTATGAATTACACTTAGAGAAATTTAAATTCTCACATGAGATTATTGATACTGGTGTGGCAGAGATTGATGTTGTAGCTACATACTCATCATATCAAATAGAATTAACCACAACAGAAGGCAATGCAAACAATTATCAGATTAAAGAAATTGTGTATCAGGCACCAGATAATACTCATGCTAATGCAACCGTTGTGGCCACAGTACAAGGTTGGTTACCATTGGCCAATACATTAACTCTTTCCAATATTGCAGGTGAATTTGCAAACAATCAAGTTGTTATTGGTGCATCAAGTAACGCACAATATATTATTAATATGTCTACATTTGATCCACTTAAAGAAAATTTGAGGGATGAATCTTATGATAATTATGTGATTGAACAACAAGCAAATAATATTGTAAACTTAACCGAAATTAATCCGTTTGGATCCATTTAATGGCAAATATACATTACAATCGTATCATTCGTAAACTTGTTGTCGGTTTTGGCAATATGTTTAACGACATTACATTAGTTCGGTACAATCCTGATTTTACAGAAGCCGAAAGGATGTTGGTGCCTCTTGTCTATGGACCAAAAGAAGCCTATGTTAAAAGGTTAGAAGAAGATCCAACTCTAGGTAAAAAAGTTCAAATAACTTTACCTCGTATGTCTTTTGAATTAAATGGTTTTACTTATGACGCTTCCCGTAAATTAAACACTAATACCAAAAACTTTGCACAAACAAGTCAAGGTTTAGTTTCTCAGTATAATCCAGTTCCATACAATTTCGACTTTTCTCTGTACGCTTATGTGAGAAATATTGAGGATGGAACACAGATTATGGAACACATTCTTTCCTACTTTACGCCAGATTATACGATTAAACTGAATCTTATTCCAGAAATGGGTATAGTAAAAGAAATTCCCATTATTTTGAATTCCACCACATCAGAAGTTGATGCAGAAGGTGGATTTGAAAGAGATACAAGGGTTGTCATTTGGACATTAAATTTTACGGTTAAAGGTTTTATCTATGGTAAAATTAATGATTCATCTAAAGGTGTTATCACACATTCTATTACTTCTATTTTTAATGAGATAGACCCAAATTCTGAAGTCCAATTTGTTATTGATCCAACCACCGGTGTTGGTGAATACCAAGTTGGTGAAATAGTATATCAAGGTTATTCTAGAGGCACGGCAATTGCCACAGCCAAAGTAATATTCTGGAGTAATAACATTTTGCATTTGACAGACATTAATGGTAACTTTGTTTCTAATTTACCAATACAAGCTTCTAGTTCACAAACCAGTTATAAGTTCACATCATACATACCTAGTGCGAAAAAACAAGTTCAGATAGATATAGTACCTAATCCATCAGACGCCAATGTTGCAAGTAATTGGGTTGCAGAAACAACAATAACAGAGTTACCGAATTAAGGAAACGAAATGAGAATAACAGGTGGAACAAAAATTACCGGTGGAATTACATTTCGTTCTGCTTCGGCACTCACATTACCTGCCTTGGATATCACAGGACACACATTTGGCCAACCATTTGCTTCCGTTACATTTGATATAACCAGTGATGGCGGTAGTCCTATAACTGAAGCTGGAGTCATTTGGGGATTGCCAGGTCAGACAACTTATGATATTAGTGTGGATAAGTGTGTTACAACCAGCACTGCCGCAGAAAGAAAAGCTGTGCGAACCGGAGACAATTGTGGAAATCCAATACTAACTGGAATAACAGGACCACAAACAATTGAATTTAACGCCGAAGAATTTTTATATGAATCTACCAATGCAGTAGCTTACGCCATCAATTCTGTAGGTATATCGTATAGTCCTACAGTATTAACTTGGTATCCTACTATTTGTTTAGCTGAAGGCACCTTGATTACATTGGCCAATGGTACATCTAAAGTAATTGAAAATATAGAAATGTCTGACAGTTTGAAAGTTTGGGACTTTGATAACGGTATGTTTGCTACTGCAAAACCGTTATGGATCAAACAAAAAGAAACAACATTTAAATATAATTTGTTGACTTTTAGTAACGGTTCAACTCTTAAAACTATTGAACAACATAGAATTTTTAATAAACAAGCCGGAGCATTTACTTATCCAATGACTGATAATACTCCAATTGGCACTATTACAATAAATGAATACAACCAAGAAGTTACATTAATTGATAAAACTGTTGTAAATGAAACTGTTAATTATTATAATGTAATTACAGATTATCATATGAATTTATATGCTAACGGTATATTAACTAGTATGAGATTCAACAACGTATACCACATTGATGAAATGAAATTTGTAAAAGATAACCGCATATTACGTTCATTGATAGAGTTTTCTAATATTGATAGTCGTTGGATTAATGGATTGCGACTATGTGAGCAACAACAACCAATTGAAATTATTAATAGATATGTGGCTAGATTAGAAAATACCGAATTAAAGGAAATAAAATGAGAATAACAGGAAAACCAGGACTTATAACATCATTGGTGGGTTTCGATGATATATCTACAATACCAAATGGAACATATAACTTAGTTGACAATGCTACAGGCACAGGCGGAACAGTAACTATGTCTGGTGGTGCAATTGCATCGTTTACTCCAGGTTCTGGTTATTCACTTGGTAATGTTTATGCAGAAGGATATGGTAATAGATTTACTGTAGCTTCTATTGCTCCTAGTGGAACAAGAATTACTGGTGGTTTAAGAATACAACCTTCAAATATAAATTCTTTTACTATACAACCACCAGGTAGTTGGCTGACTTATTTAACAGATACAAATACAATAATAGCAGGCAACACAGTAATTACTGATGGAACAAATGCTGGTTCTGATTTTATTTTTAGAGATAATGCGTCTGCAACTAAATTAATTGAAATTTTTGGCGATCCAGGAACAAATAATAATCATGGAGGCCTATTCAATATTAGTTGGTCTGCCGGAAGCACACCGGCAACAACAACAGCATTTATACTGTTATATAATGGAAATGCTGGACCTGCTCCTTTGAGTCCAGGACAATATGGAATGTATGTAGTTATTTTAGATTATACTACAGTAAACCCTATTGCTGGTACTTGGAATTTCCCTGCAACATTTACACTATTAAATCAAGTATTTTAAGGACAAACTATGGAAACCGGACAAAAAATTCAACCTCAACAATTAAAAACATTTTTACAAAATGTTGTAGTCAAACTACAAGATAGTCCAAGTGTGGCAAACGACCATCCATTAATTGTTAATTTTCAAAATCAAATTAATTCTTTGTAAACTTATATAAAATACTATGAATAACTTTGATAAAAAAATGGCAGATGTGTTTGATGTGATACCAACTTCAATTAAAGAAGAAAAAAAATCTATGCCGTTATCTGTAAAATATAATGAGCCAGATTTGAAACAAGATTTGACTGATGCATACCAACAATCAAAAGAAAATCTACAAGAAATAATTGATGCCGGCAAAGATGCAATGGAAGAATTACGACAAATTGCATCTGCTGGCCAACATCCGCGAGCATTTGAAGTTTACGGAACTCTACTTAAAAATATGGTAGATGCCAACAAAGAGCTTTTGAATATTCAAAAACAAATGCGTGAAATGGATGAAGAAAAGAAAAAACAATCAGGTACTACCATTGATAAGGCAATCTTTATTGGATCCACAGCAGAGTTGAATAAACTCATCAAAGGCAAAGATTAATGGCAGTTCAAAACAAAGATTCATACCGTGACAACCCCTTACTTAAAAAAGTAGGCGTTGAACACAACTTCACCAAAGAACAGGTTGAAGAATATATGAGGTGTGCCAAAGATCCGGTATACTTCTGTATGAACTATATTAAAATTGTCAACGTAGATGAAGGATTAATTCCTTTTAGAATGTGGGACTTTCAAAAAGAAATGATTAGGTTGACAATTTTAATTCGTTTTGTTATTACAAAATGTCCTCGTCAGGTTGGTAAAACAACCACAGCTGTTGGTTATCTTTTACACGCAACTATTTTTACAGATTCACAGAATGTGGCAGTTCTAGCAAACAAAGGTTCATTAGCAAGAGATATTTTAGCCAAGTATCAACTCGCTTATGAAAACTTACCTGTGTGGTTGCAACAAGGTGTGGTCACATGGAATAAAGGTAATGTAGAATTGGAGAATGGTTCTAAAGTAATTGCTTCATCCACATCGTCAAGTGCAATTCGTGGAGGTTCTTTTAACATTGTATTCTTGGACGAATTTGCTTTCGTACCAAATAATATTGCAAACGAATTCTTTAACTCTGTATACCCTGTAATCTCCTCTGGTAAATCTTCTAAGATTATTATTGTTTCTACTCCAAATGGAATGAATTTATTCTATAAACTTTGGATGGATTCAATTGAAGGTAGAAACAACTATAAGAACTTTGAGATTCATTGGTCTATGGTACCAGGTCGTGATGAAGCCTGGAAAGAAGAAACTATCCGTAATACTTCTTACAGACAATTTCAACAAGAGTTTGAAACTGAGTTCTTAGGTTCTTCTAATACCCTTATTTCTGGTCACAAATTACAACAAATTGCTTATCGAGATCCAATTGCGGAACACGATAAGATGAAAATTTACGAACATCCAATAAAAGGTGACGGAGAAATTAGCAAAGCCGAGCATCTATATTGCATTGCAGTAGATGTATCAGAAGGTAAAAACTTAGATAGTTCAGCCTTTTCTGTAATAGATATTTCTGCCACACCATACAAACAGGTGGCAACTTATGCAAGTTCATCAATATCACCTATTCTATTTCCAACGGTGATTGTTAATGCGGCTAGAATGTATAACGATGCTTATGTGTTGGTTGAGATTAATAGTAACCCACAAGTAGCAGAT